ATGGCTACCGCTGACGCGGTGAAGGTGCCGGGGCTTCGGCTCTCCGGCGAGCTCCTCGGGACCGAACAGCAACGGGATCGGGAAGCTGACGGGAAGACCTATCCAGGTCGGTTCATCGTCAAGATTTTGGCGGACGATCGGGTGGTCCAGCTCGAGTACCGCGACCAGGGTGAAGCTCTGGCTGCGGTGACAGCGGCGAACGGTGGTTCTGCTCCTGAGCGGGGGGACTGGCTGTCGCTGGCGGTCGGCGTGCGCTCCGCGAAGGGGTACACGTTCTACTACGGCTTGCGGTCGTAGGCCGGTTGTGTCGGAGCAGTTGACGGTATGGACCGGCGAGCTCCGGCGTTTGCGGTGCGCTCCGGGTTGTCGATCGACGTTCGCGTCGGCGGCGGCTCGGAGCCGGCACCGCCTTGCTTGTCCGACATTCGAACGGTGGGAAGCGGCGGCGCGTGCGGCGCTGTCGCGCCAGGGGGTGCCGGCGTGAAGTTCTTACGCAGCGCCGCAGCAGCGGCGCTACTGGTGGTCGGGGCGGCTGGTCCGCCAGGAGTGACGGCATGAGCAAGGGCGAGATCGGAAGCCTGGACTTGTTCCGCGCCCTCGTCGGCTCCTTCGGGCCCGGGCGCGCAGCGGCGATCGTCGGCTACTGCGTGCTGTTCGCGGTCGCCGGGGCAGAGAGTCGGCGCGACATCCTCGCGGCGGACGTCGGCTCAATCGAGACCCGCTACCGGGTGCTGGCCGACATTCGGCGGTTCCGGGCGGCGCTGGTGGAGAAGGGCTACCGGCTGCGAGCGGACGAGGAGGTCGGTCAGTACGAGATGGCGATGGCCCTCGGTCGGGGCGAGCTGGCCGCATGACCGGTCAGGCTGAAGCGCTGTCGCGCCAGGGGGTGCCGGCGTGAAGTTCTTACGCAGCGCCGCAGCAGCGGCGCTACTGGTGGTCGGGGGGGGCTTGGCTCTGGCCTCCCCCGTCGCCGCGACGGGTCCGTGGGGCTTCGATGCCGACCTTGCGCCGGTCGGAGACGTCCTGGCGTTCGACGGGGCTCACGTGCCGGTCTGGGCGAGCGGCGTGGGGCATGACGCGGCGGGTTCGCTGTACATGGCGGATCACTCGGGTACGGCGGAAGCGCGGGGAGCGTGCGAGCTTTTGCCGGAAGGCGCGACCTCGATAAGCGGGTCGGTGTGGCTGCTGCTGACGTCGGGCGGCGGGGGTCCTGGGGCGATGGCGTTTACGGTCGACCTGGGGACGGACGATACGTGTAGCACGGAATCGCTGCTGGTCGCTGATAACGGTTACCTCGATGTGAGCGGCGAGTGGCAACAGATGGCCGGCGGGCCGGTGGCGTTGCCGTCGGACGGGACAACGTACTACCGGGTGCGGCTGCATCAGTCGTCTAACTGGTCGACGTATTGGGACGATCTGTCCTGGTCGTTCGATGTCGCGTCGCCGGACCCGACGCCGACGCCTACGCCAACACCTACGCCGACCGCGGACGACGCGGCGATCGTGGCGGCGATCGAAGCGCAATCGGACGTTGTGCGGTTGGTGGTCGTGGCGCTGGTCGCGGGGTTCGGGCTGCTGTCGTTCGTCGGTGGTGTTCTGGTCGTGACCTCCGCGTTGGGGCGCCGCTAGGTGCTGGAGCTGGTGGGGGTTTACATCGCGGTCGTCTTTGTAGTCGTCGGTGCGCTGCTCGCGTTGCGGGCGGTTGACCTGGTCGACTGATGGATTTCTCTGCGTTCGCTGATCTGTTCGATCCCGCGGGCGTCGTGGCGACGCTGACCGTGGCGCTGTTCGGCGGCATGGCGGCGGGTGCCGTTGCTGTGGTTCTTGCAGCGATGACCGTTGGTCGTCGCTAATCGGAACGGGAAGGGGGTACCTAGCTAAGTGAAGGTGTATTCGGTTCTCGGGGCTGCGGTTGCGCTGGTCGCGGTCGTGGCGCTCGCGTTCGTGGGTGGCGCGTACGATTATTCGGCGCTCATCGATGCGGGCACGCTCCTGACGGACCTGGCACTCATGATCACGGCGGCGCTCGGCATTGCCGTAGGCGTCAAGTTCGCGTTCAAGGGTGCGCGGTTCTTCGGGCGCGCGGTCGGCCTCATCAAGTAGGGCCGGCGAGATGGTCGGCGCGGCGCGGCGCGTCTATTGCACGGTGACGGGGCTGCGCTCTCCGTCGCTCTTGTTCCCGTTTATCGTCGCGCTGGGCGGTCAGGCGATGGACGGGCTTACTCGGTTCGCGATGCCCGATTCGCTAGAGCTCAATCCGTTGTCGGTTGCGCTCGGCGGGTCGGGCTCGCTGCTCGTCAAGGCTGTGCTGCTCCTGTACCTGGCGCTGTTCACGTTCGTCTTGCGTGGCCGGCGCGATCGCCTGGCGGGTGCGGTGTTGTGGTTCGCCGGCATCGCGGGGATCTTCGGCGCATATACGAATCTAGGCTCGATGTGAATCGTCGGGCGCTAGCTGGGTGGGGCAAGCTGGGGCTAGCTGGCGTACTGGCCGTGGTGGTGACCGTATTGGCGACGGGCGCTCCGCCTCCGGCCAATGCTGCCGTCGTCGGCGGGATGTCGCTGTCCGCGACGGGTGCTACGGGCGCGGCCACCTACGTGACGTCGAGCTACGGAACCTCGGTCGCTCAAGCGCTGTGGTTCTCGCTGACGGCGACTGTCACGGGCGGTACGTCGACGTTCGACGTGGGCGACGACTGCAACACGTCGGGTAATGGGCGGTCGCTGGCGAATGGGACCTGGACGATCAAGCTGTCGGCGCTGATCACGACTACGTGCGGTGTGTTCATTCGTCGTACTGCGGGCGCGGGCACGTTCACGATCAACGCGGGCTGCTTCGGCTACGGGCTCAACGCGGAATCGCCATACGCGACGGCGAATGTCCAGGTGTCCGGCAACTCTTACTCGGCCAACGACTGTCAAGGGCTGGTGGTCGGCCAGCCGGCGCAACCTACTGCGGGTCCGAATGCGACGACGACTCCGCCTCCTGCCTACGGTGGCGGTAGCGCGGCGGGCGGCGGCGGCTCGGGCGGCGCGTTCGGCAGCAACTGCGGCATAGCGACGGTGTCGCCGGCTGGCGGCGAGACTGGGCGCTGCGAGTGGCATAGCCAATCGTATTTCAATCACACGCTCGATACGATCGCTTGGGGGGCGTCGTATTACTGCGCGTCGTGTTCGGGTGGTCCGCGTCATAACCTTATCGAGTTCTTGTGCGCGCCTGGGATCGACTGCAGCGGCACTCACGGGATCGCCTATACGCCTGGGTTTATCACGATCCCGGCTGGGTCTCATTCGGTCGAGTTCGAAGCGTATTTCTACTTTCGCATCGACTCGAATATCGAGGTGGGCGTGACCTGTAAGGCGGCGATACAGGTGTGGCTGAAGTCGGCGGCTGGCACGGTCCAGACGTTCTACGAACCGATCTATAGCGCGAGCTATCCGGGCGATCAGCTGTGTCATAGCGGGAGCGGTGACCGCGATAAAGTGCTGAGGCTGTCGACGGATACGTATGGCGGCTTTACGCCGACGCAGGTGGCCTGGGCGCTCGTGGCTGAGAATGCCTCGGTGGGCTCGGTCCATCGGGCCCCGCGCGTAGACGATGAATACGCTGGCTCGTCGCCGTTCTTCCGGGTGAGCTTTAAGACCGCGACGGAGGCGGCGGTCGGCTCGTGCTTTCCCGGCTCTGGTCCGTCGTGTCCGTTCTTGGGGCCCCCTGCGCCGGGTACGACGCTAACGGATGGCAACGGGAATCCCATCTGCGGGCCGATTTCGGGCGTCTGCAATAGCGCGGGCGGGGGCTCGAATAAACCGTTTATCCAGGCGGGCTTCGTGCCTACGTGCATCTCGCCGGGTAGTCCGATCGACCTTATCGGGTGGGTGGCGTACATCGCGTGCGTGGTTGGCGAGCTCCCGCAGATCGTTGCGAACGCGGTGATAGGCGGCATCAACTACCTGATTGACCTCGTGTTTCCTGGCCCGGCGCTCGGGCTGGCGTTCTCGACGTTCTACCTGGACATCATCAACCGTGTGCCGTTCTCGTACGTGGCCGGCGCGGTGTCGGGCGTAACGGCGTTCCTGGCGTCGCCGGCTGGGGCGGACCCGTCGTTTTCGGTGACGTTCCCGTCCATCTACGGTGTGGGCGGCGGCACGTTCACGATTCCATCGTTCGCGTCTGCGATGCCGTCTGGCATTCGGGCGGCGCTCGGCGGGCTCGTCTACTTCGCGGGCGCGCTCGTGATCCTGCGTCGTGTACGCGGCGGCCTGGGGCAGTCACCTAATGCTGATTGAAGCGCTCCTAACTACCGTTGTGGGGCTGGTCCAGGGCTTGGTAGACGGGGTGCTGCCGTCGTCGGCGGGGCTCCCGTTCTCGATCCCTACGGGCTTGTTGACGGGCTATACGTGGCTCGATTCGATGGCTCCGCTGCATGAGATGGTGGCGGTGGCGACCGTGCTGCTGGCGATCGAGATTGCGCTGTTCGGGCTCGGGCTGGTGCTTACGATCCGCCATACGGTGTTGCCGTGATGTTCGTCTTGGCGACCGTAGCGGCTGCGGCGTCGGTGGTCGTAGTCGTGGCGCTCCTGGCGGGCTATGTGCTCATGGCGTACCTGGTGCGGCGTCGGGCATGATCTGCAACGGGTCATACGTCCCGTGCCGTCGCTGTGGTGCCCTGAACGCTGCGACGCGGGAGCGCTGCCGGCGCTGCCGCGCGTGGCTGTGAGTCGCCGGCCATGATGGACGGCATCCTCGAGCTGGTGCGCGTCCTGGCTACTCCGCTCTTTGCAGCGTGGGAGCTCGTAGGGCCGTTCGCCTGGGTAGCGATTCCCGTTGTCGTCGCGTTGGCGTTGTCGCTCTATTTCGGTTGGCACATCTCCAAAGGGGGCGGCCAGTACGGGATTATCGAGGGCTACGTAGGCACGATCGGTGCGGGCAAGACCACACTCGCGGTGCAGCACTCGCTAGAGCTCGCTCGAGCTCGTAGCGCGGTCCTGCTGTCCAACATCCCGGTGCGCTGCGGGCCGACGTGCGCGCCTGGCATGGTCGGCGGCTGCACGATCGAGCACGGCACGCTGCCTATGACGGATGAAGGGTTGGACCTGGGCGAGCTTACGCGGCGGGCGTTTGAGCTCCGCGACCAGGAACGCGGGTTGGTGCTGCTGATGGATGAAGTCGGGGTAATCATGCCCGCGCGCCTCTGGAAGGACTTTAGCGTTGCGCTGATGTGGGTGCTGCAGCAGTCGCGCAAGCTCGCCTGCGAATGGGTCTGGACCGCGCAAGACCCTAGCTTCGTGGATCATCAGCTACGGTCGCTTACGGCTGCCGTCCACTACGTCAAGGCGGTGCCTCCGCCGTCCATCTGGCGGCGGGTCCGGGGCAAGCGTCCCTGGGTGCTCCTGGTGAGCTCGTACACACCGTCGAACGCTCCTCGGGCCAACGGCGAAGGTGGCCGTGCGGAGAAGCGCATCGGTCGACGGTTTACGCTCTATCGGCGGCGCTGGGAAGGCGCGTTCGACACGGATGGCGTGGTGCTCCCGTCGCGGCATCTGAAGGGTGCCGGCGTGCTGGTTGCGGCAGTCGAAGGTCACGGCGATCGGCACGTCATCAAGGACGGGGCGTCGGACTGGGGCGAAGGTATGGGCGGCGAGCTCGACCCGACGGGCGCGGCGATCTGACCGTGTGTGAGTGTGGCCTTGATCCATGCTGGGGGGAGGAAGGCTGCGCGTGCGACCGTTCTGATAGTGACTGCGTCGAAGAATGCGAGTGCTCGTGCGTCAACTCTGACGACGGACCTGGTGATTAGCTAAGTGGGGTGTCTGCTCGTGCCGTTTAAGCTGCCGTGGTTCCTGGTGCGCTGGCTGACGTATCCGATCCGGTTCGTGGTCTGGGCGACCTTTCGGACGGTGCTGCGAGCTCTCCGCATCTACTAAATCCGGGCCGCGCCCGGCCCGATAACCGGAGGTCGTAGGCGTGGGCCCGCTCCGCGTCACCCGCAGGGCCGTAGCGTAGCGAAGGACGCCCGCAGGGCGTTGACACGGTGCGCGCCCTCGCCCGTCGTCCCTAGCGG